TTACGGTGCTACCATAAATGGGGTTACCGTTAAAAGTTTGTTGAATAGCTTCAATTGCGAAGTTAGTATGACGACGATATACAACCTTGAAGAAGGTAATCTGGGGATTACCAGTTAAATAAACATCCTGAGCACCATAAGCTACTAGTTGAAGAAGACCACCACCCATTTACGCTATATACTTTATACTATTAGAGGAGAAAAAAATATGAATAATAGGACGAATAAAAATATTTTATCATATAAACCTTTTATTTAATAAAATATCTATAATGATGTTCAAAGAAAAATCATCAAAGAAAAAGGTGTCAAATGATAACAATGACACTTTTACACTCGATGCAATGCACAATAATATAATTAAAGGTTTTGAAGATAGCGATATACTCAAAGAAGAATATAATGTATTATTATGTAAATATGAAAAAGAAATACTTTCTATTATTTCACAACTAGAAAAATGTGAAATATCGAAGGATAAAGATAAAGGTAATTTGTTATGGACGAAAAACATTATATTACGTGAAAAAATATCAGAACTAAAAATATGTATTAAAGAATTAAATACATACGATGAAATAGATTATTATAAAAATACAAGCTATATATTATTTCAATATTATGAAACTGTTGAAAAACAATCTGATATAAATAATTATCATAATATAGAGCAACAAAATACCATAGTATCTACGAGCGAATTATTGAATAGACAACCTAAAATATATAAAAATGATTCAAAAAAAAAAAGAAGTATAGTTTCTGCGACAACTATAAATGTATTAGATGCTCTTAATAATATAGATTCAAAAAATATAATAAACAATACATCTGATTTAAGCAATATTATAGGTGAAGAAGTGAATAGTAATAACTTTAAAACCGAAGAATATATAGATTCTAATAATAACGATGATACACTTTATGATAAAAGTGCATTAGTTGATAAATATATGTCTATAATAGATAAACAATATGTTAGAAATGTTGAAGATAAAAACATAGAAATGTGTAAAGTATGTAAAAATCAAATGACTTGTTTACAACAAGATGCGATTATGATATGTAATATGTGTGGATATCAAGAATTACTTTTAGTAGAACAAAACAGACCTATCTTAAAACAGAATACAAAAGACACATCCCATTTTTGTTATAAAAGAATAAATCATTTTAGAGAATGGTGTAATCAAGTTCAGGGAAAAGAAAGTACCGATATTCCAGATGATATTTTTGAAAAAATATTAGCAGAAATTAAGAAAGAAAAAATAATTGATCTCAAAACTATTACTTATATTAAAATGCGAGATATACTAAAAAGATTAAGGATTAATAAGTATTATGAACATATTAACTATATTATTAATAGAATAAGCGGTATACCAACTCCTCAATTTAGCCCAGAATTAGAAGAAAAATTATGTAGTATGTTTAGAAGTATTCAAGCACCTTTTTTAAAACATTGTCCTAAAGATAGAAAAAACTTTTTATCTTATAGTTATGTACTCTATAAGTTTTTTCAAATTCTTGGTTTAAATGAATATCTCAAATATTTTCCATTATTAAAAAGTAGGGAAAAACTATACGTACAAGATCAAATATGGAAAAAAATATGTGTTGATTTAGATTATGATATTATACCTTCACTTTAATTTTACTATATTCTAAAACCCTCTTTTAAACCGCATATTTTTTCAACATTTATTTTTTCCGTATTTGACAATAAATCAAGTATAGCATAAGTACTTGATGTTATTAAACCAATTAACCATATCTCACCTACATCTAATTTATTATTAGGCATTATAGATACTGTAAAAGCTATTATTATACCTCCTATAATATATTTAATAAATATATTAAATTCATCATAATGTTCGTAGAATACTTTCATTTTACTATTATAATATAATTATAATAAATATATATAAGATTTAAATTATATTAAATAGTATAAATAGACGTAATGGAAGATACCTCTGTTCTCGTAACTACAAAAGAAACTGATTATCTTGATGAAGATAAACCGATAAGAGCGCAAAATTATGTTCTCTTATCTTTCCTAAGTCCTGAAGATGTTATTGTGAAAAAAGATTTATATATTCTATCTAAGTTTATTTGTAAATTCGGAGATGATATGAAAGTTTTACTCGATGGAATAAAAGAAAAATATCCTGATACCGCTGATATGGTTAATACTATTCGAGACAATCATTCTTATATTTTTGATAATAAAGAAATGAACGAACAATATACTTTTTACAAATCAGTAAATAATGATGAATTAGAGCAAAGTTATCATAGAGATAATAACTTCGTAACATCAATGAGAGGTATCAAAGTAAGAGGTACATTTGATACTCTTGAAGAGGCTAAAACCCGTAGTGAGTTCTTAAAGAAGATTGATACAAAGTTTAATATTTATATCGCACAAGTTGGTTGTTGGTGTCCTTGGTCTCCAAATCCAGAATGTTTAGATAATCAAGAATATTCGGAAACACAACTTAATACTCTTATGAAAGAATATAAGAAAAATATGGATGATAAAGATGTTATTTTTGAGGAAAGAAAAAATAAGGTAGCATCAAATGCTGCTCCTGTTGGTTCAGATTCTGATAAAGATAATAATATCGAATTAGATTCTCTAAAAAGTTCAATTGAGAATGTCGATGTATGGAGTGAAAGACAAAAGTAATTTATTAATTATTTGTGAATACAATTTATTTTTTTTCTTATTTAGTAATATTAAGTATGAAAGCTATCGCAATATTTTTATTATTTATTGGTATATTATTAATTATACAAGGATATTATAGTAATAAGTTGGTATGTAAAAAAGATAAAGTTGTTGTTAAATATGTTCCAAGAAGTGTTTATGAAGATCAAATGAACCCATCTGAAAGTTTGCAAACATTTTATAAAGGAATGTTTGAAGATATTATATTACGTTGAATATTATTTTTATCCTTAATATTATTAAATGAGTATATTAATTAATATAGAACATAAAGTTATTGATATAGCTAATAATAGTTCAAATGATATTACAATACTTAAAAAAAATATTGAAGATTATTTCAAAAATATTAATGAAAAAGAATTAGTAAATATAAATAAAAAAGAAAAATATATTAATAATTATGAAAATAAAAGGATAGTAGAGAATATTCAATATAATAATTATTTAAGTGATAAATCAGAACTATATAAACTTTTTCAAACTGAAAAAACTAAAATATCTTTATATAATTATTTGAATTTAAAATGTCCTATAAAAAATAATATACCATCATTATACTCATATGAAGATATACAATTAATTGATCGTGTTATCATTCCGAAAATACCACATATTAATATTAAAAAAGGTGTTAAAAAAGGTGTTAAAAAAGATGTTGAAAAAGATGTTAAAAAAGAGATTAAATGTCCTGAAGGAAAAGAATTAAATCCTATTACAGGAAGATGTGTTAATAAATGTAAAGATAGTGAAGTTAGAGATATAATTACAGGGAAATGCAAAAAGATTGTTAATAAGGTAGATAATACAATAAAGGTTGTGAATGTTGATGATGGAAATGTAAATGTTGTAAAAAAAGAGATTAAATGTCCTGAAGGAAAAGAAGTAAATCCTATTACTGGACGATGCGTTAATAAATGTAAAGACGGAGAAGTAAGAGACAAAATTACAGGGAAATGTAAAAAGGTTGTAAAAAATGTAAATGATAAAGTTAAAACTATAAATGTTGTTGCAACTAACGAAGCTGATGAAAAAAAAGAAATTAAATGTCCTGAAGGAAAAGAAGTAAATTCTATTACTGGAAGATGTGTTAATAAATGTAAAGACGGAGAGGCTAGAAATATAAATACTGGTAAATGTAAAAAAGTTATTAAAAAATAAATAATTATCATATATATACTTTTTTTATTGCGTTATAAATATAGTAATCTTAATCTAATATTATATTATATTAACAAGTTATGTCAACACCAACTAATTCACTACCATTAAAAACTGATAGAACAACAATAGAACAAAGCGATATAAATGACCCTATCGTCCAAGATGTTCTAAACGAGTTCAGAGAAGAACTTATGACTTCTAAAAATAATGAAGATAATGGAAAACATCAACAGTCGACGCCTCAATATTCACCAATCCAACAATTTCAACAATTACCCCAACAACCCCAACAACAACCACAACAACCACAACAATATCAACAACAAAATTATAATGATATAAATAATAATTATACAAAAAATGTAGCGTTAGAAAAAAATGATAACTTCCCGTATTTTAATATTGAAATTGATATAATTAAGAAAAGTTTAGTATTAGTTATTATATCATTGTTAATATATCATACAGGTATAATTAATAATTTATATGAAAAAGTTCCAGAATATTTACATGAAAATCTTAATACTTTTGATATTTATATAAAATCAATAACTTTATTTATTTCGATATACTTATTGACATTTTTTCAATATGTTTGATAATACAATACAATTTAAAACGATTACATAAAAATATATATTTAATTTCTTATTTTTATTAAAACTTCTAAATCTTTTCTAAAAATTATATTATGTACTCAAAATATATTCACTTATAATATAAGAATATTCTTTGTTATTTCTTAGTATATTATGCTACTTAAGGAAAATGAGTACATAATCTTTTTATTTTCTTAATATTCTTAAAACTTTTTAAAACTTTCTAAATAATTAATTATGTACTCAAAATATATTCACTTATAAAATAAGAATATTCATTATGATCTCTTAGTATATTATGCTACTTAAGGAAAACGAGTACATAATCTTTTTATTATCTTAAAATTCTTAAAACTTATAAATCTTTTCTAAAAATAAAATTATGTACTCGAAATATATTCACTTATAAAAAAGATAATATTCTTTGTTATTTTATTAGTATATTATGCTACTTAAGGAAACGAGTACATAATCTTTTTATTCTATAGAAATTCTTAAAACTTTTTAAATCTTTCAAAATAATTAATTATGTACTCAAAATATATTCACTTATAAAAAAGTATTCTATGCGAAT